CCGCCTACTTGGGTTCTTGTGTATCTGATGATGACGATGCCGGAACCGCCAGCGTTTCCGGCGCCGCCGCCTGCGCCTCCTCCTGTATTGGCTGTTCCATTTGCGTTTGAGTTCCCGCCGCCACCTAAACCGCGTGTTCCTTGTGTGGCTCCGGCTCCGCCGGCGCCTCCTGCGCCGCCGCCTGCGTAATAACCGGAGTCGCCTGTTCCGGTGACTGTCGCCCAAGTTGACCATGTGTTGCGACCGTTGCCGCCGTTTCCGCCGACAGCGTTACCGCCAACTAGAGCTGCGGCTGTTCCCACGGCTCCAGCTCCTCCGCCTCCGCCGCCGCCGCCTTTATCGAGGCCATTGAACACGCCTTTCCCGCCGTTGTTTCCGTAGCCGTTATCGCCACCTGATGCTGTTTGGGTTGCTGTGCCGCCGTTTCCTTGACCTTCTGATGAACCACCTCCGCCGGACCCGCCGTTTAGACCCGCGCTCGTAGCGCTCGCATAACCGCCTCCACCGCCACCGTTTGCGGTAATCGTGCTAAATACGCTGTTCCCCCCGACGCCACCGTAACCAGCATTCGGGAATGGTCCGGTTCCGCCTGCTCCAACAGTCACGGTGATCGAACCAGCGGCGATTACCCGGTTATCGTCGATCACAAGTCCGCCAGCGCCTCCTGGGCCTCCGTTGCCCGTGTATCCGGCTCCGCCTCCACCGGCTACGACCAGGACATCTGCGGTCAAAGAAGCGTTTTCGACGGTGAGTGTGCCGTTGGCTGTGAACGTTCTGTAGTAGTAGGTTGCGTCGGATGTCAACGTGCCGCCGCTGACGATGAGCGGCGCGGCGTTGCTTGCGGCCAGTCGGGCGAGAATCATGCGACCAAGTTGCCGAAGGCAACCCATTCATCGGTTCCGACTTTGAGTAGCCCAGCGACGGCGTACTGGCCAGCGATCTTGAGTTTCGTGCCTTGGCTACGAATGGTGACTCCTGCGCCGCCGATGGTGACCTGACCGGCGCCGCCTTGATACAAGAGGATTTGCGTCCCGGTTGGGAAGGCGACTGTGGCGTTGGTTGGGATGGTCAGGGTGATCGCGGAGGCGTTGGTGAGGCTGACGACCTTGGCGACGTCGGTGAGCACGAGGGTGTAGGTTGTGCCGGTTTGGGCGTTGAAGATGCCGAACGCGATGTCGTTGACGCCTTCGGTGATTGAGTTGACGTTCGCGGCCGTGAGGACTTGGCCGTCTGTGTAGGCTTCGGATAGCGGGTAGGTGGCCATGATGCTCCTAGAGGGTGTTGACGCCAAGAATACCGAACTCGGACGAGCCGAGGATGAACGCGGTGCTTAGCGGGTAGGCGGTTGTGAAGCGGGTTATCCAGCGGTCGGGAGTGATGTCGTGGCTGATGCCGTTGACGGTGACCCGCAGGTCAAAGGTTGTTCCGGCGGCCATGGTGCGGTTGACGACGATGGGGTCGCCAATGTCAAGACCGAGGCCGGCGGGTATGCGGTTTGAGACGCTTGATAGGTCGAGGGTGATGGAGTCGACGCGTAGGCGCGGGGTTTTGCGGTAGGCGAGCACCTGGTTGGCCCGGTTGAGGGCGATGGTGTTGGTTTCCATCATCAGCCCGTCTTGGCTGTAGCTGCGGCGACCGTACTCCGTGATGGAGCCCGCATCGGATACCTGCTGTGCCGACCCGCCGAGCCGGGTGAATGTGACGTTGTTGGCTAGTTCGGTTTCGTCCAGGTTGATGTCGAGGTCTTGGTAGGCGATGTCGGTGCCGTCGTCGTTGAACTCGGTGGCAGCTCCCGATGCTCGGACGGCGAGCGTGGCTCGGGATAGGTAGGTGATGTTGCCGTCGGCGTCGACGAAGAAGGCGCCTAGATCGGATTGTTCGATGATTTGGCAGGCGGCGAGGGTTTGGCGGGCTGTACCAGGGTCGTTTTGGAGTTCGGTGTCGCCGGTGTCGATTGCGCGAAGGTTGGTGGGCCAGTCAATTTCGTCGAGGATGAGGCCGATGCGGGTGCCCGGCAGGTCTTTGTTGTTGGCGCCGGTCACAGATGTGATTTCGGCCAGCTGGAGCAACCGGAAGGCGTCGATCGCGGTGACGGTGACAATGGCGTAGTCGGCGGCTGGGTCGGCCCATGTCCAGTCCCATGAGCTGATGAAGCCGGTGAAGATGCCGTAGCCGGTGCCGAGGTAGTTGGTGGTGACCTTGACCTGGCGCATGGGCAGGATTTGGCCGTAGTACGGGCTGGCCGGGTTGTCGGGGTTCCAGTCGCCGGTGAAGTCGAGGAATTGGATGATGGCTTGGCCGGGGCTGTATTGCTCAAACATTCGGTCACGGCCGCGTCGGACGCTGATGCGCTGGACGGTGCTCGAGATGTCGACGGTTTGGGTGACGGCTGTGCCGAGGACGTTTGTGCCGAGGATGCCGTCCGTCAATGAGCCAAGCACGAAGGCGTCGGCGAAGTTTGGGCCTGGACCCAGTCGGATTTGGACGATTGGCTCGGCGGGCAGGGTCATTAGAAGTTGGCGTAGACGAGGCCGGAGCCGTTGCGTTGTGCGTTGACCAGGCCCTTACGGATGGATTCGACCAGGTCGTTTTCGCTCGTGACGGAGCCGGCCACGTTGACGGTGACGTTGGTGCCTGCGGAGCTAGTTGGCATGAGGTTGAACCTGCCAACGATTGGCCTGGTTGGAGTTGCGCCACTTTTACCGCCGCCGACATTGGGCAGGCCACCGAAACCGGGAGGGAGGCCGCCACGGCCAGTTGTTTCCGATGGGGTTTGGCCGCCGGCCGGAACGGGGATACCTGAAACCGAGCCAATGAACTCAACGGGTATCTGCCGAGGGACAGCGGCTATTTGGCGCAGGAGCTCTTGGTAGGCGGCGTCGTATTGGCCCTTTTCGAGCAGGGCGACGATCTTGACTTGTTCCTGGCTGGTGAGGCGGGCTGACTGGGCCACCTGGCCCATTTCGCGGACGAGGTCGCGCATCGCTGCTTCGGATTTGGCGGCTGCTTCCGGGGTTGCTTTGCCGAGCGCCTCGAGCACGGTTTTTTGGAACTCGGCGAACTTGTCTTTGAGGCCGGTGACCAACTCGTCGCGGTCGAACTGGGCGAGCAGGCTGTCGAACGTGTCGATCAGGCCGTTGGTGTCCTCGTCGAGGACGCTGATGGTGTTGCCAAGTTTGGCTGCTTCGTAGCGAAGTTGCTGGGCGCGGGACTGGTTCTTGAAGAAGCTGTCGGTTAGGTAGTCGAACGATTTGACGGTTTTGTCGGCTTCTTTTTTGCTGCCAAATAGCCAGCCGCCGAGTGCGTCGAGAGCGACGTTGACGCCGGGGATGGCGCCGCCGAGGGTTTGGATCGCTCCGTACCCGCGTTCCCATGCGGACGCGGATGAGTCGGTGACTCGTTCGACTCCGGACATGATCGAATCCAGCGGGTTGAGGGCGTCGCCAACCATGCGGGCGCCTTTGGCGACGTATTCGAGGCCGTTGAATAGCGGGGCGGTTAGCTCAAGGAGGCGGGTGAGTGCTGGGACGAGGACGGAGCCAACCTTGAGGGCGACGTCCTGGAAGGCGTCGCCGAGGGCGTCTTGCGCGGCTCGTAGTTCCCGGGCTTTGCGCAACTCGTCCGGGTTGATGATCTTTTCCTGGGACACGCTGCGAAGTGCTGCGCGTAAGCCACTTGAACCCATTTTGACCAGCTCGGACATTTCCATCCACGATTTGCCGAACACGGCGGTGGCGTACTGCGTTTTGACTGTGCCGTCGGCGATCGAGTTGATTGCGTCGACGGTGCGAAGAAACGTCTCGTTGGTGTCGATCAAGCCTTTTTCGTTGTAGGCAATTTCGACGCCGAGCGCGTTGAACTCTTTGCCACCTTTGGCGATCGCTAAGTTCATCTTGTTGATGGATTTTTCGATGACTGATGCTTCGATTCCGAGGTCACCGGCGACCTCAATAAACGCGGAGGCTTCCTCAACGGCGACATTGGTCGAGTCGGCGAACTTGCCGGCCGCAAGGGCGAGGTCTTGGAACTCGCCGATCGCTTTGACCGCGAAGCCGAGGATGGCGGCGCCGGCCGCAGCTGCGAACGCGCCGGCGTTGGCCTTCATCGTGTCCATTGCGGCGCCGAATCCGGCCTTCATTTTGCCCATAGCGCCGTCGGCCTCGCCGATCTTGGTGCGGAAGTTGGTGAAGGCGTTTTGAGCGTCTTGTAGGCCCTTGGAGTTGAAGTCTGTGACTATCGGGATGTTGATTGCCATTAGAAGCTCGTTTTCAGGTCGCGGTCGAGGGCGCGTTCGACGCGGTCGACGATGGGTTCAAGCTCGCGTTGGACGAGCTCGAGGTCGTTTTCGATGTCGCGCCACATGAATCGGGACGGCTGGCCTAGTCGGCTGGATAGGGCGCGGGCGAAGTTAGGGCGACGGTATTGGATCGGGCGGCGTGAGCTGCCGCCTCCGGCTTTGCCAGCCATGTCGACGATCGCGGTCGGGGCGTCTTTAGTGCCGACGCGGACAACGGACACGATGGACTGGAATGGCCGGTTGGGGCGGTTGCGGGGTGCTCGAGCGTCGATTTTGATGGCCACGGGCTTTTTGCGGGCCCAGCCGGTTCGGCCGTTGTGGGCCATGCCGGACAGCGGTGCGGCGCCGGGGATGCGGTTGTTGATGTTGGTGACCAGCGGCTTGACCGTGTTGCGGATGTCTTTGTTGATCTCTTTGCGCAGCTCGGGTTCCAGCTTTTGGAGGTCGCGGAGCGCTTCTTTGAGACCTCGGACTTCGATGCTCATTTCACGCTCCTTTGCTGATCTGATTCGACCAGGAGGCGCACCATCTCGTCAACGATCGTCGGTGGCGTCTCGAGCAGCGCGGCCGGGCTAATGCCGGTGCGAATAGCGAGCTGGGCGATCAGGTTGACGTGGAACTGGGCTCTACCTGGCGTTCTTTTGGGACTAACTGGACGTCGGCCACGGTGTCGATGAACTGCGGCCACACCTTGACGGTGATCTTGGATTTCCGCAGCGCTTCGTATGCGAGGTAAACGATCTGCTTGAACTGAATGGGGTCAAACATGGAGGCCGCCGCCTTGCCTGGGTGATGATCTTCCCAGGCGCAGGCGACGGCATAGGTGATCGGTGCGACGTGCTCCGTACCGTCCTCCATAGTGACCTTGAGGTCCATTCCAATCATGTCGGGCTCCTTGGATGGGTTTGGGTTACGGGTTCGTGATGTCGCGGGCGAAGGTTCCGCCGGTGAACGTCACGTTGACCATCGACAGCTCGCCGACGGTGGAGGCGATCGGCGTGAAGCCGGACAGCATCGCGTTCGTGATCGTGTATTCCGGGTTGCTGGCCGATTCGGTCGTGCCCGACGGCGAGATGGTGAGGGTCGTGTTGCCGTCGCCGAGGACGTCCCACAAGGTCGCCTCGATCTCGTTGGCGCCGTAGCTGTTGAACATGGTGAGGGTGACGTCGACGGTCTGGAGGCCCTTGGTGAAGATGTGGCCGGTGTCGCCCATCGCGGTCGTCTCGCGCGGATCGAAGCCGATCGTGAGGGTGACGGACTGGCATTGGTCCGAGACGTCGACGGCGCCGATGGCGACGGTCGCGTTGGACAGGAAGGTTGTGGTGGCCATGTGGCTCCTTTGGTTAGTTTCGCCGGGAGGCGATTCGGACGGTGAGGTCGTAGGCCGGGAGTTCCTGGCTTCCGATGATGGCCAGCGACGGTTGGCCGCTGGTGACGGCTAGGCCTTGATCGGCCATCAGGGTGTCGATGGTGGTCAAGAGCCAGTCGGCCGAGTCAGAGTTGCCGGGTGGGGCAGCCAAGACCCGGAGGGTGAAGGTGAGATCGCCCACGTTGTAGGTGAAACTCGTGAAGGTTGGGAGCTCGACGAACACGGTGAGTGGTCGAGCGTTTCTCGGGTCGGTGACGGGCACCAGGCCGAGGGATGTGATGCGCGTGATGATCGCGGTGCGCGCTTCCGCGAAGATGCCTGTAGCAGCCACTTCAAGCCACCTGGCTCCTGTTGATGCCGAGCAGCTGGTGGATGCGACCCATGTTGAAGCCGGTGGTGGACGGCGTCATGACCTCGAAGGTTTGGAACGAGTCGATCGACCCGCGTTCCCGGTAGAGGGCGGCCGCGTAGAGCGTGGTGCCCAGGGTGACGTCGCTTGAGGGGCTGGTGGTGGCCGAGTCGGTGTAGCCGGCCTCGACGCGCTTACGGAACGCCCAGGCGTTCGCAGCGGCGACGCAAGTGGCGATGTAGGCGGTGTCGTTGGCGGTGGCTGTGGCGATGCCGAGGAACTCGGTCACGTTGCCCGATGTCGTCCATGAGCAGGTGATCGACCAAGTCAGGGTGCCGAACGGGTCGGCTGCGTCGCGGTCGACGTTGTCGCCGGCGTCGATGTAGGCCAACTGGTTCGGGATAACCACGTCCGTGTTGAACGTCAAGTCGCCCTGGTAAGACACTCCCGTGAATAGGAACTGGGGGACAGCGATGACGGTGAATGTGCCATTCATGCCGTCCCCCAGCCCTGCCACGGTGATCGACTGCCCGACAGCTATGTCGGTCTCCGTGAGGGTCTGAATCACGACGACGTCATCCAACCTCATGCGGTGGGAAATGCTGAACGTCGCCATGATTCAAGTCCTCGGTTCGGATTAGGCGCGGGTGACGAACATCTCGGCGTCGATCATCAGCGTCGCGAAGTAGCCGCGGAACGCGATGGTGCGGGCCAAGAGGCTCGGGTTCTCGATGGAGACGATGCCCTTCTGCTGCTCCCAGCACTCGAAGCCGGCCGAGTTACCGACCCACACTTCCTTGCTGGTAAGCGGGTCGAAGTTGCGGTCGACGACGACCTGAAGGCCGAAGGCGTTGCCGTTGAACGAGCCGGCGTCCTGCTGGCCGAAGGCGTTCATCGCTCCCGCGTTCGGGAACAGCGGGCGGCCGGTCGTGTCGACCAGGGCGCCGAGCTTCTTCCAGTAGTCGGTTCCGACCATGAGCACGTTCGGCAGGTTGCCGTCCGAGTTGGTGAGGATCTTGGCGGCGGCGTTGTAGACGAACGCGACCCAGTCGGCCGGGTCGGTGTCGTCGGTCAGCACTTCGGTCTGCGTGACGCCTGCGACGAACTGGGTACAGGCTTCGACGTCGGTCTGGTTGGCGTAGATGCGGGCCATGTCGTCGACGAGGGCGCCGAGCACTTCGGGGCTCGACCAGTCGATCGACGCCTCGGACAGCTCGACGTAGCCGCCGAAGATCTTCTTGGTGACCTGCTCGTCGGACACGACGAACGTTCCGGACTGGATGGTGTTGCCCTGCGTGACCGCACCGATCGAGGTGTGGGTGGTCACCTTGGGGCGGATGAACACCTTGCCGCCCTGGGGCATGGCGCGGGTGCCGACGGCGTCGATCAGCGGACGGAGGCCGCGGAAGGCGTTGAACACGGGGGCCACGACGGGCACGGGGAGCACACCGTCGAGGTCGCCGGTGGTGACGTCGGGGGCGGCGGCCTTGATGTTGGCGTTCATTTGTGCGAACTCGGAGCCACCTGCGGCGAACG